CATCGTTAGATTTGTTTGCTAGCAATGAAGATAACTCTTCCACTTCGCTGCTCCATAAAACTCTTTCGTCGTTTAATAGCATCATTCAGCCCTATTTATTTACCGTGTAAGTTGCAATAATCATAGCCTACCCCAAAAAACAAAACCGTGATAAACTTCACATAAAGCAACTTAAAGGTTAATTAAATGGCGCTACTCTCACTGTTAACAAAAAAACCGCCCACTATGGGTTACGGTGATATGACAATATCGTTTGATGCTGTTATTGAAGATACGTTAGAGGCATCTGTCACACTGTCTGATTACCCCATTGAAGTTGGCTCAATATCAAACGATCACCGCATTAAAAACCCTGTTACTTGGACTATGACAGGGGCAATTTCAAACAATCCATTGTCCGTGTCTGTAACTGATTTTACTGGGCTTTTATCCGAGGTGTCCGATAGTAGCGGCGCATTGTCTGCAACGGCTGGGTATATGGCTGGATGGCTTAAAGGCGATGAAGAAACGCGCAACTCAGAAGCATTGCAAACACTGCTAAAGTTAATGTACGAAGGCGATCCGTTTACCGTAGATGCTGGTGATATTATCCTTCCCAATATGGTGATCACATCTATTAGGCGAACAAAAGACGCAAGCAATGAAAACGGACTTGTGTTTGTTGCAACACTAAGAGAATGGCAAAGTATCGAGACAGCTATCAGCGCGGCAACTGGCGGAGGTGCAACAAAAGCATCTGTTGAAAATGAAGAAGGTAGCGCGATATCTAACTTTGTTCAGCGTGGGCAGAAAGCCGCTAAAGATGCTGTCGACTCAATCAATACCGCTGTAAAAGGGTTTTTCGCATGAGCAAAACAATACCATTAAACGGTACGTCACAATTCGCTAACTACTCGCAATATGTATCACTTGGCGATTATTCTTTCGAGCTGCTAGTTAGCTATCAACAAAACGGTCAATGGCTAATGCACATTATAGCCGATGGTGATGTGGGAGATATTCCAACGACAACGGTTGACGGCATTGATTACGTTGCCGAGGTTATGCTAGATGGTGGAGTTGACTTGATTGAGGCTTACCAAATAACAAAAACTTTCGGGCAGTTGTTTTTTGTCGGTGAAGAGGCAACACTAGATAACTTAGGTAGCGCAAATAGCTTGGTTTGGTTTGCACCTAATGAGGCTATAACTTACACATGAAGCAGCGCGTTTTTGAAATAGAAGTTGACGACAAAATAATAATCGCTGAAAACCCAAGCGGGGTACAGGCTCGCGTTCAGTTTGATATAACAGTTGACGCACTCGGGAACATAACACTATGCGATCTAAATCTGTCAAACATGCCAGAGGAAATAATTAACTCTGTGTTCAAGCGTGGCGCTGTTCTTGCTATTCGCGCAGGTTATGAAGATAACATCGATTATATTTTTCGAGGCATTATTCGCAACGTATTTAAAGGGCGAGAAACAGCGACAACTTACACACAAATTTTAGCGCGTGGCGGTGACTTAGAGAAAAAAGCTATAAACCTTGCGCTAGGTCAAAACGTTAAGCTGTCAGAGATATTGCAATCGTTAGCTGATGCTCTTGGATATAAGTTACTAGTAACAAAATCAGACTTTACAGACGTGTATCCGACAGGCTACTCAATGACTGCCGACCCTTACAAGATGCTCAAGCGTTTATCTTTAGAGTGGGATTTTAACTGGTCAATTGAACAAAATAATTTAGTTATATTCAAAGTGAAAACAGGAAGAAAAGCGCCAACTAAAATAATAAACATGAGAAGTGGTCTAGAAGGTATACCGGAAGTTACGGACGTTGGCGCAAACTTTTCTGTGCGATTAGATCCAAGTATTAAAATTGGGAATAAAATAGAACTAGACACTAAATATAAATCATTTAACTTTAGCGGCGTTTATTACCCAACGCCATTGCAAGATGTTGCCGGCAGTGGCGAGTATACAATAATGAAAATAGTTTATTCTGGCGATAATTACGGTCAACAATGGACTACTCGCTGTGTTGGATATGATGCTGATTACGTGGAGATTGATTGATGAATGCAGGACAGTTTCAAGAAGCATTTAGAGAGATTGCAAAAGATTTAGGCACAAGTATTGTAGGACATATCCTTGCTTTTGATGCATCAACGCAACTTGCTCAAGTGCAAATAGGCGTTTCTGGAAGAGATAAAAAAGGCAACACAATCACACCAGATCCGATAATTGAGTGCCCTGTTGAGTTCTCAGGTGGTGGTGGTTGGTCATTTGAACATGAATTAAACGCAGGAGACGAGGGGTTGATAATATTTTCTCAACGCTGTTTAGATGGCTGGATTCAAACAGGCGGAGTTGCTAACAACCCAATAGCAAGATTTCACGACAAACAAGACGCTTGTTTTATACCTGGCATTCGGTCAAAGAAAAACGCAATAAAGGACTTTCAAAACAACGGAATAAGATTGCGCAATGAAGATGCGAGCGTTTATCATTGGCTTAAAAATGATGGCACAATTGAGAGTAAAAATGAAACTTCTTCTCACACTCAAAAACCAAGTGGAGAAGTCGAGACGTTGAATGCAGCAGGATATATTAAGCTCTTACCTTCTGGTGTCGTTGATGCTAACGGATTTTTAATCCAGCCAACAGGCGCAGCAACAAGCCCTATAAGCGTTGGCGCACCATCAATTGCAGCCGCAACAAGCTTGACTGTTGCAGGTAAAGAACAGAAAGATCACGGTCATTTACCAGGTGGCTACAATATCAATGGAACTCCAGTTGTTGGAAACTCAGGAACTCAATCATAATGACAACTAAAAAATACAGAACAAGACGTTTAGATGAAAATGGAAATCCAGTTATCAGCGGCAAGGTGTGGGTTTATGACATAGAAGCGGTTGCGCAAACAATAAATACTAGGTTAAATCTATTTGCTGGCGAGTATTGGCGCGATGTTACAGATGGAACTCCGTGGATTGAAAAGATACTAACTAAAAACAATCGTACAAATACAATTCAATCAAAGATAACAATCTTAAAAAATAGAATACTGCAGACTAACGGCGTGATCTCAATTCTCGAATGGAAAACAGACTATTCGCCTCAAGATCGAAAGCTGTCAGTGACATCGACAATATTAACAGAGTTTGGAATAATGCCTTTAAACCGAACGCTTTAAAGGTTGTTTTTTTGTGATATACTTCACAAATATTTAAAGGATAAGTTGACTCATGGCTAATATTGTAACGATAACAGATAGCGGATTAATAACTGCAACTGAAAATGAAATATATCAGGCGATTGTCGAAAAGTGGCTTGAGATTGATCCAGAGTTCAACCCTGACCCGTCAACTCCTGACGGGTATATGAATGCGTGGCACGCAGAAAATTACCGAATTATTTTAGAGTCACTACGCGAGGCTTGGAACTCCAAAGACCCTGAAAAAGCGCGTGACGTACAATTAAACATTATCGGGATACTAACAGGCGCTAGACGTGAAGATGGCACACCAACACAGATAATCGGCATTGTTACTGGTACGGTTGGAACTGTTATCACAGCAGGGGCAATAGTTGAGGGTGATAATGAATGGTCGATCGATTCTAATGTGACAATTGGTGCAACTGGTTCTGAATCAGTAACAGCCACATGCTTAGAAAATGGCGTGATTGAGCCAGAGATTGGCAGTGTAACAAACATCAAAACTACAATTGGCGGATGGACAGGCTTCACTAATACAGGTGTCAATCAAGTTGGCACAAACGCACAAAGTAACGCGTCTTTTCGCTCATCTCGTGCAAAAGCGGTATCACGACCGGGTAGCAACCAAACTGATAACACTATCGGCGAATTATTTGCAATCGATGATGTTTTGCGAGTTGCGGCTTACGAAAATCCGACAGGCACAAATGCAGTTAGCGCAGAGAATCCACACGGACTTCCAAAGAATAGTGAAACGTATTTGATTCAAGGTGGCGATAGCAACGCAATAGCAAAAGCTATCTACATCAAAAAGAACCCTGGCGTTTATCTTAATGGTGCTGGAGTTGTTGAGGAAATAACAGTTACATCTACAGTTCACTCAAGCAATAATAAACTAATCCGATTCGGAAGACCTACACCAAACGCAATGGTCACTGTTATTGAGCTTGCCGATCCGCTCGGTAGTCTTCCAACAAACATTGAAGAGCTAATACAAACTGCTATTATTTCTTATGCAAACGGTGAGCTACTAGATTGCGAATCTGGTTTTAATCAAACCGGTTTCGATAT